TCGGATCGTCATTCCCGCGAAAGCGGGAATCCCGCTTCTCCTTCAGCGGAACAAGGGATCGGAACCCCCGCTTTCGCGGGGGTGACGAGAGAGGGGAGCGCGCTCGACGACCCCACCCCCAGCCCCTCCCCTGAAGGGGAGGGGAGAAAGATCCCCCGAATCGCCTTCGTCGCCACCAACTCGATCACGCAGGGGGAGCAGGTCGCGCAGCTCTGGCCGGTGCTGTTCCACCGGCACAAGATGGAGATCGCCTTCGGCCACCGCACCTTCGTCTGGCCGGGGCGGGCCGGAGTGCATTGCGTGATCGTCGGGCTGGCGCGCGCGGGCGAGGAGCCGGCGGAAAAGCGCCTCTTCTCCTACGTCGACGGCAAGGGCGAGCCGGTCGAGACGCGCCACGATGCGCTGACCGCCTATCTGTTCGACGCGAAGAGCGCCGACCGGCATCTGGTGGTGAAGGAAGAGTCGCGGCCGATCAATGGCGCGCCGCGCCTGATTACAGGTTCGCAGCCGCTCGACGGAAATCTCTACAAGTTTAGTGCTTCCGAACGAGCAGCATTTCTCTTGGCTGAAACGTCCGCTGATTCTGTGATGCGGCCCTACATCGGAGCCGAAGAATTCATCAACGGCGGCTTTCGTTGGATACTAACCCCTTGGCTGGCCGAGCCTCGCGCTCTTCGACAAATGCGCGAGGTTGTTGATCGAATTCGACGAGTGCGAGAATGGCGTCGGGTGAGTCCGAGGGCAACAACTCAGAGGGCCGCAAGCACCCCAGAACGGTTCGGAATCACCGTGGTGCCGGAGGAACCCTTCCTGGTGATCCCGCAGGTAAGCTCAGAGCGGCGAGAATATATCCCCATAGGGTGGCTTGAGCCCCCTATTATACCGAGTGAGAAGTTAAGGCTTTTACCGGGCGCAACGCTCTGGCACTTTGCCGTCCTTACCAGCGGGATGCACATGGCTTGGATGCGCGCCATCACAGGGCGTCTCGAGAGCCGCTACATGTATTCGGTCGGTATCGTCTACAACACCTTCCCCTGGCCCGACGCCACTCCGGCGCAGCGCCAAAAGGTCGAGGCGCTCGCTCAGGCGGTGCTCGACGCGCGGGCGATGCCGAAGAATGCGACGTCGAGCCTCGCCGATTTGTACGACCCGGACACCATGCCGGCCGAGCTGAGGAAGGCGCACCGCGAGCTCGATTCGGCGGTCGATCGGCTGTACCGCGCGCGCCCCTTCGGATCGGACCGCGAGCGGGTCGAGCATTTGTTCCCGCTCTACGAAGCCCTGGTCCAGCCGACCACGGCCGCGGCGAAGGCCAACCGGCGCACCGCAAGACGGAGGGCGCGACTGAAACAGCCGTGATGGACGTGGGTCCGACGCTGATGAAGGCGCAATCGCGTTGCGAACCCATCTGGATAAAAACAGCTTGACATCGTCACGCTGTTTGGGTACACGACAGGAACAGTGAGAAATTGCGATTCGGGCCGGTGCTCCTTCGGGGGGAACCGGCCCGACGCCGTTTTCAGAGGGAGCTCGAATGGCGCGGAGGCGAAAGACTTGCGAGCTGGTGCTCGTCGCCGGCGAGCGGGCCCAGATGCGCAAGCCGTCGCGGCGCAACTGGACCAAGAAGCAGGAAGAGAAGTTCCTGTCGGCGCTGGCCGAGACCTGCAACGTGACCCGGGCGTGCGAGGAAGCCGGAGTTTCGGACAGCCAGGCCTATCGGCGGCGAAAGACGGATGCGGCGTTTCGCGCCGGATGGATGGATTCGATCGCCGCGGCATATCAGCGGCTGGAGCTCGTGCTGCTCGAGCGGGCGTTGAACGGGACCGAGAAGATCATCGTCAAGACCGACGGGCGCGAGGAGCGGATGCGCGAGTATCCGAACCAGATCGCCCTGACGCTTCTTCGGATGCACCGCGACACCGCGGTCGAGGCGACGACCGAAATGGCCCCGGACGACGTCGAGGAGATTCGCGTCCGGCTGCTCGAAAAGCTGAAGCGGCTGCGCGAGCGCGAGGAGGGCAAAGCGGCTGAAACGGCCCTTCCGCCGGCGTGATGAAAGACCGCACGACGCGCGAGTTGATGTCCGCGCTGGCCAGGGCTGCCCCGGAGGATCGGGTCCGGATCATCTATTCCCTGACCCCGATCGAGCTTCTGAAGCTCGACGCATGCTTCGAAGCCTGGGCGCATGAAAGCCAGCTTCCCCCCGATGGCGAGGGCTGGCGGGTGTGGTTGATGATGGCCGGGCGCGGGTTCGGCAAGACCCGCGCCGGCGCGGAGTGGGTCCATGCGCTGGCGAGCGGGAAGAGCGGCAAGCGGATCGCCCTCATTGGAGCGACGATCCAGGAGGCGCGGAGCATCATGGTCGAGGGGGTCAGCGGACTGCTGAGAGTGGCCAGGCTGCACGGCGAGCGGCTGAGCTGGGAGCCGAGCCTGGGCAAGCTGAAATGGAGGAACGGCAGCGAGGCGCAGCTTTTCTCGGGCGAGAGCCCCGATGGCCTCCGGGGGCCGGAGCACGACTACGCCTGGGCGGACGAACTGGCCAAATGGGCTCGGCCGGACGAGGCCTGGGATAATCTGCAAATGGGTTTGAGGCGCGGGCCGCGGGCGCGCGCGCTCATCACGACCACTCCGCGGCCGCTTCCGCTGCTCGAGCGGATCCGGGACGACAAATGGACGGTCACGACGACCGGCCGGACGGACGAGAACATCAACCTGGACAGGAAATATGTGGAGGTGATGAAGGCGACCTATGGCGGGACCCGGCTGGGCCGGCAGGAGCTGGACGGCGAGCTGATCGAGGACGTGGAGGGCGCGCTGTGGCCGCGCGCATTGATCGAGCGGTGCCGGGTTCGGCCCCTCGCCCCGACCCCTCTCACTCATGGGGAGAGGGGCTTCGAGCGGGTCGTGGTCGGAGTCGATCCGCCGGCGGGGGTCGGGGCGGCGGTCGATGCCTGCGGGATCGTCGTCGCGGGGCGGATCGACGGAAAGCTCTACGTGCTCGCGGACGAAAGCTGCCAGGGGCTGAGGCCCGAAGGCTGGGCGCGGCGGGTGGCGGCGGCGGTCGCGCGCTGGGACGCCGACATCGTCGTCGCCGAGGCGAACAATGGCGGGGCGATGGTCGAAAGCGTGCTGAAGGCGGCGGAGGTGGAAGTGCGGGTCAAGCTGGTCCACGCGTCGCGAGGGAAAGCGGCCAGGGCGGAGCCGGTGGCCCTGAGGTTCGAAAGCGGCAAGGCGTTCCTGGCGGGGAGCTTCCCCGAGCTCGAGGACGAGCTGGCCGGGCTGACCGCGGGCGGCGGCAATGAGGGGCCGAGCCGGTCGCCCGACCGCGCGGACGCCATGGTGTGGGCGCTGACGGAGTTGAGCGAGACGAGGAGCGGGATGCCGCGGGTGAGGAGGTTGTGAGGGCGTTCCTTCAGTCGCCGTTGCAGATATCGCAGATGGCAACTTCTTCAGTCACGATTCCTTCGGTGATTCCGAATGGCCTTTGGCAATGGATGCAGGTCGCTATTGGATCTTCCCGAAGGTGGCTTTTCGGGCGCAACTCTCGCTGGAGTTTGGCTGTGTGCCAGGCTTCGAACTCATCAGTGGTGAATGGCATAAGTCTTTCCATCGACGGTCCTAAACTATCGATGTGGAAGTTAATTCCGCGCAAATACGGACGGCGTGTGCAGAGGTGGATGGGCCGGCGCGAAGTCAATTCGCGCCGTCGGTCCTGTCGCGCCTAGCGCGCAGGCCGTCCGGCTTTCGCGCTCTCTTCGACATAAGCTCGCGTTGCTTCGCAACCGCTCCCTTATGCTCGGGCGCTCAAGGCAAGGAGACAACATGCGTTTTTGGTTCGGCCGCAAGAGTGCGGCTCCGGACGCGCGGGCGCTTGTGCCGGCGTGGCTGACGACGCGCGAGGGCGAGGGGTTCGCGCGCAGTTACGACCTGCAGTTCGACGAGGTCTATCGGCGCAACCCCGTGGGACAGCGCTCGGTGCGGCTGGTCGCGGGGATGCTCGGGGCGCTGCCGGTCTATGCGGTCGAGGGCGAGGAGCGCGCTGCGAAGATCGTCGGCTCGGACGGGCTGCTGGAAAGCATCGCTGCGAACCTGCTGCTCCACGGCAATGCCTATGCGCAGTTGATCGCCGGCGACGACGGAGCGCCGGCCGAGCTGTGCCTGCTTCGCCCCGAGCGGGTGAGCGTCGTCACCGACGAGCACGGCTGGCCGACGGCGTATTTGTACCGGGTCGCGGGGCGGACCAGCCGGTTCGAGCGGTGCGATGCGCTCGGGCGCCGCCAGGTCGCGCATTTGAAGTCGCTTCACCCGCGCGACGACCATTACGGCATGGGCTGCCTGGAGTCGGCCTGCGCGGCGGCGACGGTGCACAATGGAGCGAGCCGCTGGAACAAGGCGCTGCTCGACAATGCGGCGCGGCCGAGCGGTGCGCTGGTCTATGAGCCCGGCGACGGCTCGCCCCTGTCGGCGGACCAGTTCGCCCGGCTGCGCGAGGAGCTGGCGACGGAATTTTCGGGAAGCGGCAATGCGGGCCGGCCGCTGCTGCTCGACGGCGGCCTCAAATGGCAGGCGCTGAGCATGACCCCGGCCGACATGGACTTCGTCGCGCTGAAGGAAGGGGCGGCGCGGGACATCGCGCTCGCGTTCGGGGTGCCGCCGGTGCTGGTCGGGCTTCCCGGCGATGCGACCTATGCCAAT